CTCACAAAGCAGGGACGGTATGCGGGAACGCTGACGGAAGGTGATCTGCTCTGGTACATGAAGAGCCATCTGAACCAGAGTTTAAAGGATATGGAGCTGATCTCCGTCATGGAGGTAAAGCGTCGTCAGGACAACAGCCCTGTAAACGCCGGAGCAAAAATGGAAGATCTGCTGGATAAGGCGATGCAGCAGAACTTCGTCCCGGTACTCGATGACAATAAATCCTTTATCGGAATTATCACGAGACGTGATATCATGAAATATTTTTCCGGTTCCTATAAGAAAACAGGAAATGCTTAACCTTGACTACCATATCGGCCGGAGCCATTGCCCGCATCAAATCATAAATATAATCATCTTTTGAAATTGCTTCCAGCATCAGACTGACTTTCAGATATTTTTCCTGCTGATTGATTTCGAGCTTATAATATTTCTCTCCAACAATCGCATCCAGAACTTCCCGGAATTTCTTCTGCGTATACGGCAGACCGGACACCCAATGTCCTTTTATGTTCCTTCTGCGATCCTCCATAGTCTCCTCACCAGTAAGGCGGATCTGCATAAGCTTTTCCCAGTAGTCACACTCAGCATCCTCCATACTGTCCATGTGACGGTTCTCCATCACCCGGTCCAGCTCATCCCAGATCAGAACCAACTGCGCATCATATACCTTTGCAATCCGCTTGAATTCTTCAATCTTTGCAATATGCTGCGGAAAATAACGGATCACATCCGGAATTACAAATTTATTCACTGTGCCGTCACCTCCCCTAATATTGGAATCTGATTCCAGTCCAATACAAGGTTTGCTCTGGAACTATTCAGTGTTGTCTCAGCTATATCCACGACTCCAGCTACATCCAGCACGGCCGCCTGCAGCTTCGATATGTAAATCGTGGATTTCGTTGTCTCATCGCCGTTCTTCCACTCCATCGCGATTGACTTCAAATACTCTGCAATCTTTTCTTTCACTGCGGCCCCGACGCTGCTCCAGCTATATCCACTCATGTAAGAGAGTTTTGTCGTGACATTTACCCGAACCGCATCCACAGACTCAATCGTCACAGCGTGATCAATCGGCGCCCATCCATATCCCCTCCCACTTTCCGATGGGATTGCTGCCTCCTGAATCTGTTTAATCAGATATTCAGAACACGTCCCAAATTCGGAGCTGAGCACAATTACCCGGACTGTCCCCGGACCATTCCAGACCGGTTCCACCTTGCATCCGCCTACCCCGGCAATCGCCTCCACCTTTTCCTTATACTGCGCAATATTCCCCCCAAACGATTCCGTTGTAAAGCTCTGAAGATATCTCGTATATAAAGCGTCCCTACTTTCATCATCTTCACCGCTGATCAGAATCTCCTTGATCTCAGCCTTTTCCAGCCCATCCACATAGTCGATTGCTGTCACCTCACCAGTGAGTCCATTTGGTCCGGATCCGCTCTCCTCGCACGCAGCCCTATACTGGAATTTTCCTGCATTGATCACTCCAGACACCGCATAATGGAAGGATTTTAAGGAGAAACGACTCCCAATTGGAACCGTGCAGTTTGCTTCAATCAGGACCTCCGCATACGTGGCAACCTTCCGGTAGATCCCACGATCCTGTGTGATCTTAACAAGCTCTTCCAGGTCCGCAGTATCGGCATGACTCTGGCGGTACACATAATCCAGCTGGATATATAATTTCTGCATCTCATATGCAAGGGCCGCCAGCGCATTAAATACCAGTGAGCCCTCACCCGTCTGGACCCCGTTTCCGACTTTTTTTTTCGCATCGCTTAAGATTGTTTCAAATGTCCTATCTTCATACACCCTGATCCACCTCCACTTCTCCAAACTCCGTCACTGCTCGGAAGGAGACAAGCATCTGATCATCCTTCCGGTCAACTTCAAAATCTGCAATATCTGAAATATACGGATTTACAAGCAGAGCGGACCGGATCTCATTCTCGCAATCGGTCTGCAGGAATTCTTTTGAGATCGCACGGCCAATATACTGTTCCATATCTGCACCATAATCCCAGGAATAGATCGGATAACGAAAGCGCTGCGTCTGCAAGCAATTCCATATCCATACCTTTACAGCTTCTTTTCCTTCCACGATTTTCCCAGTCAGCTGCCCCGTAGTGAAGTCAATTCCGTATTCCCTGGGAATTGTCCCAGTACTTTCCGAAGTCGTCCCCTGCGGCTCCTGTGCCGCGTAGGATGTAGGTAAAATACTCATACGCTCACCATCTTTCCCAGTACCAGATACTGTGAGTCACTCACACGGTAAACAGCCACCTGATCTCCCGCAGCAAGCGCCGGGAGATATTTTGATTGATCCTGCAATGCTCCGCCAGCCGGACACTGACCGGCAACCGAGACCGCAGTCGGTGAAAGCAATCGATCACTGAATAACAGGTCATCCGATGCGAGTTCCAACTTTCCAATGCGACAGGACGTCGGTCCCGTCATCACTGCAAGCTGGATTTCTCCTGCTTTTCCATCCATTTCCTCTCCCGCTGAACTTCTCACAGCATCCAATAGGTCCGCTTCCCATCCCATTTTCATCGCTCCTTATCTATTTGCTCTGTTTGACCGCACTCGCTTCCACTTCTGTCATGACTGCATCAAACTTCAATGTCAATTCCATTCGGTACGTACCGTTCGACCAGGTGTGCTTATCCGATGCGATCCAATATCTTCCGGACAATCCAGTTGCTCCGTCCGTTACAGCTACGTAATAGCATGACAGGCAATTGATGTCTCCGCTTGCTGAAAGCGTAATGGTCTGAGTCGGCAGTGTTTTCAGCTGGGACTTTGCGGCCGTTACCGCATCCACTCCCTTTTCCTTCTTATAGATTGCCTGATACACGCCAAACCTCTCAATCGACTCATCATCCTTTACCTCTCCGATCTGACGTCCTTTGCTGTCCAGGATACGGATCCGGTTCTTTGTCTCCTCCATCGTCTCCTGGATATCAGAGCTGAAAATATTTTTCTGGTCGGAAAGGACAAATTTTGAAACGATCCACTCTGCCTTATAGATTCCAAGTCCCCGTTTATAAATCATCGCAAAATATTTATCTCCGGAAATCTTATGTGCTTTCGTATACGCAGCCATGATAATGTCATACAGGCTCATCTCATCACAGATCATGGATTTAATATTAATTCCGGTCGGATACAGATACCGCACTGGGATCTGTGCATCGGAACACACTTCTGCCGCGATTGCTTCTGCTGTCGTATTCTTGAATTTCTTCTGATCCGTTGATTTCAGGAGATTCTTCATCATGTCCATCGCGGAAAACGTGACGGTACCTATCTGGCTCGACCGCTCAATTCCAGCAATCTGCCCGTAAAACACTTCTCCGACACGCTCATCCGTTAAGGAGACAAAATCCCCTATTTCTACCGCAGGAAGCTTCATCGTATCGTCATAAGGTGCATTCAGATATGCAAATTCGAAGCCTCTGGCCACCTCCAACGCGGATCCGGACCAGGAAAATTCTGCACACGCATTCGTGATATCATACTGAATATTCTGCTGTGGTTTAATCAGTTTTACGATCATCGCAGCCTCCTATCCCGGAATTGTCAATACCTGCCCTGGTTTGATCAGATTCGGATTGCTTCCGATCACTGACTTGTTCGCCTCATATATCTTTTTCCAGGAGGCAGATCCAGTCATTCGTCTGGCGATTGCGCTGAGACAATCACCTTTTTTTACGGTGTAAGTTGTCCCCTGCTTCTCCGGCTGTGTTCTTGCAACACCTGTCCCATCCACTGTTATTCCAGAGTCCAGCGAGGATAAGGTTACAACCGCAGAAGCCGTGACCTTAACTGCACGGTGTTCTTTTAAAGAGATCGAGAAACTAATATCACCGGTTCCATCATCCTCGCCCCAGCTGAAGCTTTCCACTCTGCATGGGAAATTGATGGGAGTCCCGGTAATAACCAGCTTCGGGGGACTCCCATCCCGCAGCTCTTCAATAATCTCCACGCACCTCTTCGGAGCTATCAGGTTCCGATAAGAACAATATGTATCGTAATTTTTCGGAAAAAAGGAAGAAAACGAGATTGTCCGCAGCTTTCGTTTTCCTCCAAGATCGACTTCTCCAAGTGCATTTACTGTAACAGTCTCGTTTCCGCTGTCGGAGGAAACCGTATACTCAGACGGAATGACCGGAAAGCGAAACCATGTTGAACTTCCTTTAAGCCATATTTCCACTGAAGCTGTAACCCCCTCTATTTCTGGCCGACTTCTGGATCTTGCGAGCAAGCCGCTCCCCAAGACGATCGATGTCCGCCTCTTCTCTTATAATGATCTGATCAGCAAGCTTCGGAATGTTGACCGTCTGACCCTGACCGCTCTTTGCCATCTGCATAGAAACATCATGCGGATAGATCCTTGTTCCACGCGGAAGATCCAGAATCTCACCACCACGCTCGTGTACCTGCACCAGACCACCGCGCCAGGAGCTGTCTCCAATCGCACGACCCGGAACACTCACGACCGATTCGGAAGATGCTCCACCGCCTGAAAGCTTTGTGATTCCCTTGATGCCGTCAACAACACCCTTGATCGCATTTACAATTCCCTGGATCAGTCCAACAAGCGTATTTACGATTCCACTGAAGATATCCACGATTCCTTTCCATGCCGTTTCCCAGTCCCCTGTGAACACTCCTGTCAGGAATGTGGTGATTCCTTTGATCGTCTGGATAATTCCGGAAACGATCGTAACAACACCGGAGAGCAGACCGGCGAATGCTGAGATTGCCACTCCACAGGCTCCTGCGATCACGGTACCGAACAAATTCGCAAAGACCGGAGCAAATTCTTTCACCGGATCCAAGATCGGCTGCAATGTCTCCTTCAGCTCTGAAAAACTCTTTTTCAAGCTTTCAAATGTCGGTGACGAGGAATTGATTCCCGCTTTGAATACATCAAAGTGTGTCGCAATCGAGAGCAACACAACCGCAAACGCAGCGAGCAACGACATCACAACCGCTACCGGCGATGTAAACGCTGCTGTTACTGCTTTTGCAAGTCCTATACTCGTATGAAGCTGCTCAAAGCCTCCGGCCGCTCTGGATGCAATGCCGATCATCCGGTTAATGCTCACTCCTGCGGATCCCAGTGTGCTTACAAACTTTCCGAGCATCATGATTCCAGGTCCCACAGCCGCAGCTACCGCAAGCCATTTGACAATCTGTTTCTGCTGAGCTGCATCCATGTTATTAAATGCATCAACGCAGTTTTCAACTCCATCTGTGATTTTTTCAAATGCTGGAAGTAAAAATTCACCTATACTTATACCCGCATTTTTTACTTTGTTAAGGACAATATTCCACCGTTCAGTTGGCGTCAACATTTTTTCATAAGATTCTTGGGTTAAGCCTATTGACAAATTCATTTGATTCAAGCATGTCGTATAATCATTTAACCCCGCTCCAGCCAAAACAGTCATACTATTTAAAGCCTCGACAGATCCAAATAATTTTGCCATTGCATCTGCGTCACCTTTCGTCTTTTCTTTAATTTCAGTCATGAATTTTGTCCATCCAACTGCCTTTAAATGTGTTGCGCTAAAATCTAATCCTAATTGCTTTGACACCTTTGCTGCATCTGCTGTAGGTTTTAAAATATTTGAATAAGCAGCTTTCAATCCTGTAATAGCAGAGCTAGTTGCTATACCATTCTTCGTTAAAATTGCAACACTTGAAAACAATTCATCTGTGGATACATTCAAAGAATTCGCAACCGGTGTAACCTGTCCTATAGAAGCCGCCAACTCTCCAAACGTTGTTTTGCCGTAATTCTGAGTCATAAGCATCTGATCTGATAATGTGCTATATTCGACTGCTCCCTGGAAAGAATTATATACGGTTGTTAATCCATCTACAGCTGTAGCTGTATCAGTAAATCCAGCTTTTGCCGATTTAATAGCTGTTGCCACCAAATCTAATGATTTTTCTGTTGCCGCTCCTGCAGATATAGCATTGTACTGAGCTTCAGAAATTTCAGTTGCTGATACGCCTAATTGATTTGACAATTTCAATGTACTATTACGAATTGCATCTAAGCCCATAACCGATGTATCTGCAATAGTAGATACTTTAGCTATACCATTTTCAAAATCTAAAACCATTTTTCTGGCAGCGCTCCCCGCTCCAATAAGTGGTGCCGTAACCGCTGCCGTCATCTTCGTTCCCATCCCAGTGATCCCCTCACCAAACTTTTCGACGCTCTTCCAGGCATTCTGAGCACGTTTTGTTCCGGACGTCAGAGTTCCGATCGTCTTGTTAAAAGAGGACGTGAAATTATCGATCAGGTTAAAACGTACATCAACATCTTTTTTTGCCATATCGTCCTCCTTCCACTAAAGATCATGTTTTTCAAGCATTTGATTTATCTTTTCACGCATGATTTCAGGATACTTACTCTGATATTCCTGCCTGGTCTGCTCTGCATAGTGTTTCCCAGGAACAAATCCGCCTGTGTAATGTCCATGAAAGTCATATTTTGCATGTCCATTTTCAACCAGATGGAAATGTGGCGCCCGGTTTGTACTTGTCACAAAGGAGCTTGTCCCTTCTTTTGCACCCTGGATCTTCCATTTCCTGATCCGTTTACTATAATTTGCAGGCATTTTTGCATTGACATCTTCATTGAAGTTCTCAGCCACCTCAAACAGCGCATCTGAAGCTGCTTTCGGATAATCCGTCACCAGTTTCTTCATGTCCGCCACCAGCTCATCCGCTCCATCAATCTCAAGTCTCAGCATCCTCACCCCTCCATCCGGTTCCGCATCTCCAGATAATATGCAGCTTCTTCCTCAGCAAATGCCCGGATCACCCGCTTATCTGATTCATGCGCGTCAAAATAAACTGACGGCGGCCAGTTGTGATTACAGAACAGGTAATACATCAACTGGAAATCGCCGTCAGTGTCGATCAGTTTTTTATTTCTTTGATATCCTCTTTTTCGTCCTCGTCATCATCTCCGAATCCGGATAATTCCGCCACCTCGTTAAAAACCTTTACGAGTTCTCCTCCCGGGAACAGTGTCTTTGCAAGTTCGATCGGGGATGCTGCGCCAAAATGTGTCTGCAGTTCCTTATCCTTTAAAGACGGCGTCTGCATGGACTCCACAACAATCAGTGCACGTGTGCGGAAGGTTTTGGAAATATCCACGTTTCCTTTCTTGTTAGTCGCAGTCGCCATGAGATCCGTGTAAGTATCTCCTGACAGTGCTTTGATCTCCACCATAACCTCCTCTCCCATCAGCTGAGAAATGCGCTCGGCTCTGATCTTTTTTGTCGGCACCTCAGCGAGTTTCTCGCGATCCAGTCTCATAAGCATATCAATTGATAACATCGTCATAGTTTTTACCTCCTACGCACTAATTACATCCAGAAGATCCCAATCCTCAAATGTGAACGGAATTGTCTCCTCTGTGACTTTTCCAGATTCCCAGTCCATCAGCGTCAGTTTTGTCAGTTTGCAGCTATACAGAACGACTCTCTCCGCTCCTAAAGCATCCGGATCATCCAATTTGATGATGATCTTAAAACTCGGTGTCTTTCCCCGCTTAAGCCGATCAGACACCTTCTTCGTGATGGTACTGCGTACATGATGCATTTTCAGAGTTCCGCTTCCTTCGATATTGGTCAGCTTCTTTCCTTTCGTAAGTTTTCTTACCTGCGGAACATCTGTATAAGACATCGAAAGCTCTGCCTGTGCAGATTCGATCTCAGCCAGATAATCATCATCAAACCAGACTTCTCCGAAGGTTCCGTTGATTGACTGGTTTGCCGTATATGTCTTTGTCATTCCTTATCACCTCCATCAAACGTTGATCGTTAAACTTACGTCCTCGATTGCATCCAGAAGAACAACCGTTGCTCTTAAGAATACGTGGGAACCAGTATTTGCAATTTTCACCTCATCATCGGAGAGATCCGCCGGTTTCTTCGTCTCGCCATTCACTGTGACGTTCTTTCCAAGGCTCTCCAGATAGGTTCTCTGGCTTGTAAGATCGATCTCAACAGTTCCGGACTCGATGATCCCGGCATTGACAAGTGTCTGGAAATATCCGTTGATCGCGGTGATCAGCAGACACTTATTATCGTAGCTGTTGGCATATTTACCGATGTAGCTGTCCTGGATCGTAGTCTGGATATCTGACTTGATCATATCCATGTCCTCTACCAGCTTTGCTTTTTTGAACGAGTCGCCTTTGACGCCAGTCGTTGTCACAAATGAGGTAACCGCGCGGTCCAGTTTGACCTTTTCCCTATCCCAGAAACCTAAAAGTTTTCCGTTTCCAACCGCGGTATTTCTTGCCTCGGAATCCAGGCGCTCCACATCATCAAAATCCTTTAACGGCGCGTAAGTGGCGGAGATCGTCACATCCATTCCCGCAAAGATCCCGGCAATCCTCGGTGTCCCCTGTTCGGCCGTATAGGTCTTTCTCGTAATTGTCACGGAGTTATCTCCGTTATCACTCGTCTCGTCCCTGTAGAGCTTTGAGGTCCAGTTGATAATTCCCTCGCAGTCTGCGGAATCTGCATTCGGCAGCACTGCCTTGATCATGTAATTGTTATTGCCTCTCTGGGACTTCACCCAGGAAATGATATCCTCTACCTTTCCATCGGTCTCCACGGTCGGGATCGCCATCCACTGGAAGGTTTCCGTCTCAAAATACTTCAGCATGGCCGAATAGAGGTCACTGACATCCCCGGTGGTTGTCGGCATTACATAAACAAGGACCTTTAACGGTGCCTTGCTGTACCCCTTCAGTGCATCCTTGATATACTGCTGATTTGCTTCCGATAACGTTGTCGGCACGTCCGAAACATCCCGGACCGTATAGGTATCCGGTGTTCCGGTTCCGGTTACGCTCGCATCTCTGAGTACCAGCGCCACGATTCCTCGTGAACCGCGTTCGATCAGGCTTGCCGCCTTTTCAAGGAACGTAATCGAAATACTGGGCGATGTTAATTTTGCCATTTCAGTCTCCTTTCACTGTCATTTCTGTATGCAGATTCTCCATGATCTCCTCCGTATCTGGTTTTCTGGTATCTTCCCACCAGTCCAGTCCAAAAGAGATCTGCAGGATGTTATTCTGGTCACCGATATACTCGTGACTATACCGGAGGACCAGAAGTTCCCGATCTCTGATCCGTACTGTCATTCCAAGCAGTTCCCCTATCTCCTCCGCTTTTTCCAGGTTGTCCAACTGATTAGGGACTCTTTGGACATACGTGATCAGAACAGAACAGCTTTTATGCAGCATGTTTTTCGTCTGCCAGTCCATTCCGGCCGGAACACATTCCACAAAAAAATACGGGGGAACGGCTTTATCCACCGTGTCATTCCCGTATCTTGTAATCTCTGGATATTTCTGCTTTAAAAGTCCATTAACTGTGCGGATCACGTCCGCATACTGGACATCAGCCATGATCCGCCTCCTTTACTGCATGATCACTCGACTCCGTGCACATGAGTTCCAGATAATAATTCTCCTCAAGAGGATTGGTGATGTAATTTATCTGGAACTGTCTGCCATTGTAGAGAACCACATCCTTCTCCGTGACATCCGTGTACCGGATCGTAACCTTATACATCAGATCGTTCACGTTCTTGTAATACTCAAGCTGTTCCTTTCCTCTGACAGGGCGGGTCTCAGCCCAGCACTTTTTAAGAGGAACAAGCTCATGGACTGTGTTTCCAAGTTTATCTTCCGCCGCCTGATACCGCATAATCGTCACACGGTGCTTCAGGCGCCCCGGATTGATTCCTTTTACCAGACTCATGTCTCCGTCTCCTCCTTCTTGAGTTCATATTTCATCCGGAGCTGCAGGATGATGGACTGGAAGGTATACTCGATCCGCTTCTTTGTCTGCTGCTCAGACTGCATCAGTTCCCGGTTGTCATACATATTCTGAACAATCGCGGCCAGAAGCACCTGAGCCGTCGGGTCCGTGTCGTCGTATGCTCCTACCGCAGATCTGATGTATTCCTCTCCGGCAGCCATCATCGTATTAAGCAGACCGTCCTCCTCATCCCCATCGATCCGGAGATAAATTTTGATATCTTCCAGTTTCATCCGTTACCTCTCTTTACGCTCCGGCTACCGTCGCATCATCAATCGTGACAACACCATTTACAAATGCCTTTGCATCCTTTGTACGGACATCCATTCTCAGAATTCCGCGGAAAAGAGTCATATCCTGCTCATAAGCGTTAAATCCTGTCACAGATGCGGTATTGGAGGCCAGGATAGAAAGTTCCTGACGGTCAAAGACCTTAACCCCTTCCTTCAGATCACCGCAGATCATCGGAATTCCTCTCTTCTTCGCTGTTGTTTCATCTGACTTCAGGATGGAATTCGGAACGACAACCAACGGGATATTTCTTGTTCCAACCGCAAGCATCTGTTTGATCGGGGATGTCTGATCCGCATTCTGCTTTAACAGATATCTGCCGTTGGTATCCTTTAACGTATCCATCCAGTTTAAACCATCATCGTTGGTGACGATCTTGGAAGTATCCTTAAAGGCAGAACCGAGAGTCACATTGATAAGTTTCTTGATTCCATCAAGATTTGCCAGTTCTGTGGCGCTCTTACTCTTCATAATGTTAAGGATCAGGCGGTTTCTTGTCGCGATATCCTGTTCCCCTAACCACCGGATCAACGTATTCGCGATATTCGCATCAGAATCCGCAAGCAATTCATTTGTTACCGGCAGCCATCCAGCATACTTCTTGATCGTATACTCAATAACTTCGAAGCTTGGTCCGGCAATACCGGAAATTTTTCCGCCCTCAGAAACTTCCGCAAAGCCTTCATAATCAGCTCTTGACTGGTAGGTGCGGCGTCCGCTCTCGGTTGTTACGGTTTCTGTATCAACGAGAGACTGTAAAGAGAATTTTTCCTCTCTGTAACGGTTGATCTCGGTACGGATATCATCCGGAACGGTATATCCGCCGTCCGCTTTCGTTCCCTCCGTATTTGCCTTCGCCGCGTCTTTAAAATAATGACGAGCAGCATCTGCAAACTCGTGGATCGCTTTGTTGTAATTTACATTGACGCTCTTAAGTCCGCCCTTGTTTGTCGGTTCCCCTCCTTCCGGCTCATTTCCGCTGCCGTCATCTCCACCGGTCGGAACCTGATCATCAATATCCTTTAACAGGTCAAATTTGTCCTGAAGATCCTGCAGCTCCTTCTTCGCTGCCTTTGCCTCCTCCAGCTTTCCGGCGTTTGCGAGATCGATCACCGTCTGCTTCTGCGCATTGATCTGATCTAACAGTGCAAGTAACTTCTTATTCATGCTCTTTCTCCTTTCACACCCCGTATTTATCGAGGTCCTTTAACAAGTTTTCTTTTTCTTCTTCAGCAGCTTTTTCTTTTGCCTTTGCTGCCCGAAATTCTGCTGCCATTTCAGGCGTCACTGCCATCATACCGGACGCATTGGTCAGCGCCGATGCTTCTTCTGAGATCGCATCAACAAAGCCAAGCTCCACTGCTCTCTCAGCAGTCAGCCATGTTTCCTCGTTCATGAGCTGTAAGATTTCTTCTTTCGACCGACCAGTTTTCAATACATAGGCATTCGCAAGCGCCTCATCATAAGTCCGGAGGATGTCAGCCATCTTCTCCATATCCTGATGGTTTCCAGATACTCTGCTGGTAGATACGCAGTGGATCATCAGCATTCCGATCGGTGAGATCGTACAAGGTCCTGCCATTGCGATCACCGAGGCTGCCGACGCCGCATAGGACTCCACCTCAATGTCAACGTCCTTCCGGCCGCGGAGCATCGTATACATTTCCTGTCCGGCAAAGACTTCTCCGCCTCCGGAATTGATCTTCACCTGCAGCCGGTCCCCCTTCGGCAGCTCCGCAAGCGCCTTCTGGACATCTCCCGGCGTGGAGCACTCGATTCCAAACCAGTCATAGATTTCCTTCCAGTCGTTCCCAACAATATCTCCATTGATTTTTAAGATCATTTTCCTTCATCTCCTCCTTTCCCCACACCATAAGCGGCTCCAACGGACCTCAATGGTACATAGTTTCCATTGACGATCAGCTGATCTCCACCCTCAAGAGATGGCAAATCCAGAAAATGTCTTCCCTCATTCGGCGTGTAAATCCCATTCTGGACTCCCGATGTGATCGTTTTCATCTGCGTTTCCGCATTCGTCCGGAGCAAAACACGCTCATTGAACTTATACAGGAATCCATCCCCCCGCTGCTTATCCGTCAGGCACTTATAATTGATCTCCTGCTCGTACATCGTGAGCCGGAACAGCATGGTATCTACTAAAAAAGCCAGCTGCTGCGTTTCTGAATTCGCATAGCTGGACTTTTCATAGTCGTTGATCTGATTTGGTTTTACTCCGAATGCCGCCGCGATCTGCAACGCCGTATATTTTCGGAGTTCATAATACTGTGCATCCGTCAGTTTATAGGTCAATGGCTGCAATGTCATTCCCACAGGAAGCGGTACGACCTTTCCGGCATTCTTTGCGCCGGTGAGAAGATCATTGTATTCCTTCTGAAGTTTTGTCCGTAATGTTTTGTCGAGATCGCCGGTATACTGCAGCACGCTGGATGCCGTTAAGCCGCCTTCATACATCCTGTTAAGATATGACTGTGAGTTTCCGGCACCTGTAACCGTATCTTTCAGAATCTCACGCACGGATTTTCCCATAATGCCGTCCCAGGTCAGCCAGGTCTTGAAATGCAGAACGCTGTCCTGCCGGAACGTATAGGTCTTTCCTGTTTTCGGATCTGAATAACGGTAATAGAGCTGTCCCTTTTCCCCAAAGACGCCAGCATCATCCATCAGGACATCCACACAGTCTGACTGCATCGGCCAGAATGCCCGGACTACATATTCCCCTCCGAATTTCTTCCGCTTAAATTCAGTCTGCATCCAAACATATGCGTTTCCATAGTGCTGGCAGTTTGCTTCGATCGTCGCCCAGAAGGTCGCCGGTGTCATGATCGAGTTCGGCCGGTACATCAGAAGGTCAGCCGCTTTATCTGTCGGCGCCCGTACCCGTCCTCCACTCTCATCTTCCTTGTAGAACTTCAACGGCATCTTTCCCATAGTCTCCGAAAGCGCCTTTAAACAGGTGAAATATGTCGTCTCAGCAATCGCCTTCGGCTTTGTCTGGTCGATCCCAAGAAGCTCCAATAGCTTTTCCAGCGTGTTCCCCGATGGAGAATCTGCTGAGATCTCATTTTTGATCGATAGTTCTTTCATTTTACTAAAAATACTCATGATCCGATTTCCTCCAGGAACCTCGCCACATAATCATTCATGTTTTCCGCTTCAAAATCGTGATATAATGCCAGTTTAAAAGCCGCCAGCGTCGCGTCCACCGGGTCAATTCGCTTTGTGGTGGCATCCTTATCGATCTTGATCAGACCGTTATTCTGCCGCGTCACGGCGTTTGACATCGCATAATTTAGCAGTGCGTTATGTACATACTGGATATTTCCACAGTAGACCTGCTCCCGGAAGCCCTGTGTGGACTCGTTGAGGGACTTGTGGCTCTGGTAAACCTCTTCCACCGTATATCCTTCGTTCGAGAGATCCAGCATCAGCTTACTGGCGTTCGCAGGGTCAAAACACAAGCACTGGATGTCCAGTTCCAGCTTCTTACAGGTATCAAGCACATATTCCATGACCCGCGACTGATCCACGATTGGTGTGTCTGTGACCTCCAGATACCCTAAGCGTAGCCATGCATCATAAGGGACCTTGTCCTTCATGATGTGCTCTCTAACCCGGTCCATTGATGGAATAAAGCTGTGTGTCCAAAGGTAATAGCGGACGATTGGTCTCCCGCTCTTATCAATCTCCGCGATTTGATACGGTACGATAAATGCCACGGACGTCAGGTCGATCTTCGCCGACATATCAAATCCAATATACACCGGCCGCCCTTTCAGCTCGATTGGTACTTCCTTGACCTCACATGCCTTCCATTTCTTCATGTCCATATATCCGTTGTTTACCGCAGATACCCAGATATTCAGCACTTTCGTCAGGAAAGCGATCATCTTTTCCGGAATCTGTTTTGCGACTTCAAAGTCTTCCGCAATCTTCTGGATT